GGTCCTCGCTTACCGATACGCTTCAAAACCCTGATGTGTATACCGAGCAGCAGATTGAGGACTACAAGACTCGATCCTTCGATCAAATTTCTCGGTCTGTCGATGATGCCATGCGAGATGCTAACGTCAATACTGCACAGCGTGGTATTGGGCAAAGTGGCATTAACGACAGGCTTCGCCAAGAGCTTACCCTTGAAGGTGGTGCATCAGCGGTGCAGGCCGCCGGCGAAATCGAGTTTGCCGCGGCAGAGGCCCGAGCTGCTAACCTTCAGTTTGCACAACAGATGGGTGTGCAGTACGAGTCTGCAATGAGCCAGGAACGCGGTCGCAGGCTTGCCGCTCTTGCGAATTACATTGACTCTAATGAAGCTCGCGATCTTGAGATCGTTACCGGTATGGCTGAGATTCTCGCCAATACTGAATACGCTACTCCCGACTATGCTGGCTTTGCCGCTGTCGAGGCTGAACTTTTCCAAGCCGCTCAATCCGCCTTACTTCAGCGTGAAAATCTTGCCCTATTGGAGCAACAGATTGCGGCCAATCGTGAGGTGGGATTGGCAAGCGTTGAAGCTGATCAGGCTATTGCCCAGGCAAACTTTGAATATCAGCAACAGCTTCAGGCTCTCAACGATCAAATTAATGGGTTTGCTCAGCAGCTGGCTGAAGAGGAGGACACACCATGAGTAGGTTTAGACCATCAGTGCCCAATGTTGATACCAGTGGGTTCACCAATGTTGCTGCTCTTATGCAGCAGGGTAGGCAGGCTGCCGAGGGTCAGCAAATAGATGCTCGAGAGCTCTTGGCTGAAATTAGTCAGGACGGCGTTGAGAATGCGATTGCTACGAATCAGCAACGCATTCAGGTTGAACAAATTAAGCAGCAGGCTCAGGCCCAATTGCGTGATGCCGCAACTCAGATGCAGCAGATTCAGGCCCAGCTTCTTGCCCGCAAGCAGGCGGAACAGACTGCTCGTCGGGGCCAGGATATAAGTGCGGGCGTTGCCACCCGAGGCCAGGACATCCAGGCGGGTGTTGCTACCCGAGGCCAGGACCTTGAGTTTGGATCCACGGTTCGGGGCCAGGATGTTCAGGTCCGAGGCCAGGATGTTCAAGCCGGTATCGCTGGCGGACAGCAAGGCGTTCAGCGTTACGGCATCGAGGTTGGAGCCCAAACTGACAATCGTCGCATTGACGAATCGGCTCGACAGTCTGATGTTCAGGCTGGTTTGCAGCGGGATCAATTTGATCAAAGCGTGGACCAGTTTAAGCAAGAGCTTGATTTTCGCAGAGAACAGATGGAGAATGCTAACGATCAGGCTGAAGCTGATAGACTTGCGGATGAAAATGCAAGGAAGGCAGAGCAAGACTTTAGGGAAAGAATGCTCCGCCTTGAGAATGATATGGCGGGTAATGGATTTTCTGAGCAGGAAATGCTTATGGTACAGGCCGCTACAACGGATCCTGAAACCCAGGAGTCCCAGATTGATCCCGTAGCCTTCCAACAACTTGAAGCATATGCTAAGGCTAATAACAGGCCCGAACTTTTGGAGTATGCTCAGGTGGCGGGGACTCATGTCGCGGCTACTAAAGCGGAAAGGTTGATTGAGGGGTGGAGGGGAGCGACCATATCTAAGGTTAGAGAGTTTAGGGATGATGTACTTCCCTACGCGAATCAGGAACTTAAGGATGCTTGGGAAAGATATGAAATTTTGGAGTGGGGGGATAGAGGATCCTACGGGATACGCGATCAAAAATTAAATAAGGGTGCACTATATAGGTTTATTATAGACGCACGCGGGTCTATCCGCCCTGACACATCGAGGTAATTATGTCGGTATTCAGCTCAGCACTAAGACCCGGACCCGTCGGTCAGATTCTTGAGGAAGCTCCGGAACCGGGCTTTGGCACCCAAGCACTCAATGCTGGCCTTAGTGGTATTAGCACCATTGGTCAGATACTGGATACCTTTGGCGGTGTCGTCAGGGGTACTATCGGTGCTGTCACCGGTCAGACTGAGTTTGAGCGGATCTTTACTGGTGTGTTTGATTCCAGCGAGCGTGTCACTGGTAATGAACTTATCGGCAAGGATAAGGATAAGTTCAGTTGGCTCGGTCTTGGTGTTGAGATCATTACCGATCCCCTGAGTTACGTAACCCTGGGTGCTGCTTCTGCTGCTGGTAAAGCCGCAAAGACGGCGGGTAAACTATCCGCCAAGAAGCAGGTGTATCGTACTCTGGATGAGCTTGGTGAGAGAGGTGCAAAGAAGCACGCGGATCAGGCTGCGGCACGCCTTAGGGAGGAACAGGGCAAGCTTGTTGCGATGGGCAGGGATGCCAAAGAGGAGTTTGCAAGTTCTGTCCGGGATCAGTTTGCTTCTGGTCAGCGTAATCTTGTCACCCTTGACATTCCCTTCACCAAGATTGCAACCCCACTGATAGCAAATCCAGCGATTGCCAAGCATCTTGGGTCTGGTGTGGATGCTATCAGTTCCGTGGTTGGTCAGCTTCCAATTTCAAGGGCACTGCATAAGAAGTTTGTCACGAACAAGAAGGATCCCGTTCTTGAAGAGCTTCGTCTAGCCAGGGATCGTATAAGCCGTAAGGGTAAACAGGAGGCCCGTAACGTTGGCCAGGAGCTTGCTGCACACAAGGCGAGGCTTTCTGCTGTCGATGAGTTAGACCTCAAGGCGGTGAAGATTCTTGAGTCCGAGGGTGTTGCTCTTAAGAGTTATACCGATGCCGCTCGTGCTGGTAAGGAAGCTGATCGCCTTGGTATTCTTACCGATGCTCGTGTTCGTGTGGAGGAAATGTACGGTGAGATTGATCAGTTTGAGGAAGTGTGGTCTTACGCTAATCGTATACGACAGCTTAATGAGGATGTCCTTAGGTTTGAACAGGCTGCGGGTGTGCCCGTTAAAGAGTTTACTGAGCTTGGTTATGTCGCTCGCGTCATGACCCCTGAGGGATCCCAGCTTCTTCGTGAAAGCAAGAAGGGTAGGGATATCCTTCGCAAGCACTTTGACTCGATCTCGGTTAAGGGCTCTCAACCTTTCCAGAAAGCCCGCAACTTTAGAGAACTTGGTATTGAGGAACTCAATGAAAAGCTTGCTGAATCCTATGGTAAGGATCCTTCTGCCTTCAAATTCTTTGATACTGACCTGACAAGCATTCAGGTCAACCGTCTCGTTCAATCCTCACAAGCTGTAAGCCATGCTCGATTGGCTCAAGCAACGCTGCTTTTGCGGGGTAAAGAGGCGACCAAGGCAATCAAAAAGGGCGATAGCAAAGCGATCAAAGCTTCAAAGAAAGCTGCACGAGCCAATGAGGTTAGCGTCGCTAAGATCCTTCGACCCCGCGGCCCTCTCGTTAAGGCTATGCAGTTTGCCGTTGATCAGACAAAGGAAAAGGTGGTAGCCTACGCAGCGAGAGGGGGCAATGTAAGAAAGGGTTCTACCCCTGGCTCTATCATGGTTGGAACCTATGAGATTGCTGGCGACGTTGTTGATAAAAAGATTATTGACGAACTTGCTGTCTATGTTGGTTCCGCCAAGACGGGTAGCGAAGAGGGTGCTCGTACGGCTTACGCCAAGCTAAGTCCTGGCCATAAGAATATGCTGCAGCACCTTGATGATATGGTTGAGGTGGGTGCATTACAGCCTGAACAGGCTGCCTTTATGCGTGCGTATACCGCAAAATTTAAGGGCGATACCCTTGATCGAATAGCCTTCGGTACCTTCGACAAGGAAGAGATGGAGATCTATAAAGCCTATATGGGGTACGGTAAGGATGTTGATATTGCTGGCATTGGCGGCGATGGCTTTACCAAGGATGCATCCGTTCTTGATTTTGGTAGTGAGCCCGGTGCCTATATCCGAGGCGATCTTGCTCAACGTACGCCTAAGACACACCCCATGGGGCAGCTGGGTGAGTTCACCCTTATGCATGAGATTGGTCACGCCTTTATGGAGGGCATGGCTGACCCCGAAACCTTTAGGGTTATCTCTAATGTGCTTGGGGATTTCAAAGCAGGTATCGACAATGTATACGATCAGAACGAGCTTACTGAAGCGTTATCGAAGCTGGGTATCCATAAGGAAATCTATAACGACAACCCCGCAGAAATGTACGCTACCCTCTTTGCCCTGTGGAGTATGGGTACCCGAAGCTCTAACGCTGTTCTTGAGCGTGCGTTCAAGACTACTGCGGATGACTACAAGAACTTTAGGGACTTAATTCACGATAGAATTATCCGCCCCGCTGTGGATCCTGACACCGACGATGTTCTCTTTGCCCAACCATATCAAGCGGTTGAGTCCATGTTCCCCAAGATGGAACGCTCCAACGCTGAAGTTATAAACGCTTTTCCAAACCAACAGAAGCGTATGTTCCTCACGGACCTTGCTGACATCCCCGAGCAGCGTCGCATATGGATGGATATTCCTCCGGATGCCAGCAAGAAGCAGATCAAGAAACTGCTTCGTGAGCATGGCGTCGTTCAAGAGGTTGTTGACAAGGAAGCCTTTGAGTTTGTCACTGATCTCATGAGCAAGAGTAAGTATCATGTGGATCAAGACACCTGGTGGGGTAAGACCATCCGAACGATGGATCAAGTCCATGCTCTTTACCGTACAGCATTGACACAGTACTGGCCTGCTTTCCACGCAAGAAACTTTATCTCTAACATATTCATGAACTCCATGGCTGGTGTTCATAGTCCAAAGCACTATGTTCAAGCCATGCGTATGATGAAGAATATGAGTCCTGAGGATGCACTATACTATGCGTCATTAAATGTCACTGACTCAGGTAAGATACGTGAGATTTATGACTACATGACTGCCTCACAGGGTAGCCTCACAAATAGTATGAAGGATTTCCTTGGCAAGTTCAAGCCCGCGGCAAGGGCCGGAACCAAAGCCCAGGAGTTTAGTAGAACGGCGGGTCACGCTGTTGAGAATATTGGTCGGATGGCACACTTTCTCGCGAAGAAGGCTGAGGGTCTTAGCGATCTTGAGGCGGCGGATAGCGTAACAAAGTACCTGTTTGACTACGCTGATCTTACAGATTTTGAGCGAGCCGTGCCTCGAAGGGGTATGCTGTTCTATACGTTCTTCCGCAAGAACATGCCGCTCATGATGGAGCAGACGTTTAAGAACCCTCGCTTCATGATGCTGTATGCTCGTGCCACAGGTAATACGAATCCCAACATTCCTGAACCCGAATGGCTGCCTGATTCATTCTTCCTGAACGGCAGTGAGTACGGCCAAACAATCCGACTTAACTTCGGCTTGCCGCCGGAGGACCTTGCCCGCTTTGATCCCCAGGGTGAGGGCCTTGCTCGGATGGCTGAGCTTATGATCGGCAACCTTGCACCCGCGTTTAAGGAACCCATACAGTTTGTTTCAGAAAAAGACTTCTTTACCGGACGGCCTCGTGAAGGCGGTGCTCTTGAATACGCGGTAAGCACCTCACCTCTGTCTCGTGCTGCAGGATACATTCGGAATATTAACGACATATCCTCACCCGAGGATGGCGGTAAGGCCCTAGGCAGATTCCTTACGGGTACCAGTGTCAGAGAGATTGATCCTGTAATCCAAAAGAAGCTTAATAGGCTCGAGGCCGTAAGGGATCGTCTTAAAGAAATCGCTCGCCAGGGCGATGGTCGTGTTATTGAGATTGTTGGCAACCGTAGTGGAATGCAGAACCCCGAGCTTAGCCAACTTAACAGTATGGCGGCTCGAATTCAGCATGACATTCGTACCCAAATGGAGGCACAAGCTCCACGATGAAAAAGAGACTAACACGTACCAACCGTAAAAAGCTAATCTACGGGGAGAAAGCAAAACCCCCGCCTCGAAAGCGGGGGACTAAGCAGGCTAGGAAAAAGAAGTACTAGCAGGTTCCATAAGGATGAATGATTGGTCTATTGCACCGGGCTATTAACCTCGGTGTAGTAGACCTTTTTAACTTGGCTGTTCGATGATACGTCTTCCGTCCTTAATCAGTATTCTTTCTGCTACCTGCTTAGAAACCTCATCATTGATGTAAAGATTTCCAATTGAATATCGACGACCATATTGACCAGTAACATATCTGCCCACAGGAAAGTCGTTACGAGTTCTGTCCAACGACCAGCGTGCTTTCTCACCCTCATCAACAAGCCATCCTTGAAATTGTGTTTGCAGCATATCGAAGCTTGTTACCCAGCCGGGAGCGTAAGAGCATCTGTCGTCGATAAAATCCGTGAGGCTATTACGGTTCTTATCCTGAATGCTTTCCTTAAGCTCGCTGTCAATGTAGGGTATCCTAAGGCGTCCATTGGATGCCGGGATTTCCACACTAAAAAGAGTATGCAGAAAGTAAGGACCCTCAGCCTTAAGCCTCGCAATCAAATCAGGTTTGGGGATCTCATTCTCAATGGTGCTGACATGGATTGCAGTGATTCTGGTATCTCCAGGAAACACGGGGCAGAAGTTCTCATCGTTAGCCACTTGAATCCAGTGCGTAGTGTTGCGGGCGTTAAAACCGTTTTGGTGTAGCGGTCTAATGTATATCTGCCTACCCGTCACCCAATCCTTGATTCGCTCACTAGCATACTTACTCTTGGCAACATTCACCTCCTCAACAACACAAAGCACAGCACGATGAAGCTCTCCATTAAAACCACTGGTATTGGTAAGTGCATGATCCGCTCTTGTGTACCCAAGCCCGTCCTTGAAGAGCAACTGTATTGCCTCATGAAACAAGCTCTTACCCGTATTCTGATCTCTTGAAAACAAGAACAGGTAAGGTAGAGGCTCAGCGGGGTGGCGAAGGAGTGAGGCAATCCAAAGGAGAAGATACTGGCTGCCGGTGTTTACTCCGTTAACCCTGCACCATTCATTGGTAAGAGGGTTTACCGTGGACCCTATATGCTCAAGTACAATATCCCATGTGGGATGCTTGCCGGGGACGGGGTCAGCAACAAGCTGCGGAGCGTTACGATTCCATTGTCTGTCTCCAGGATACTCACTATCGAAGGGGTTTACAACCTCATCCCAACCCTCAAGGACAGCGGTTCCGATAAGCTTTTCAATCATTGGGTTTGAGTATTCAAGGGCGAGCATGGCAGACTTAACATCACCCTTGTTCTTCTCAACCCAACGACCTCTTGAGTGTATGAACCACTTGGAGTCACCTCCGGGGATATTGACATGTCTTACAATCTCATCCGGGGGTTCAATCTCCTTAACCTCAACATCAGCTGTTAGCAGGATTTCCCACCGTCGGGGCTTTCCTGTCATGTACCAGTCGCCCTTGGGTTGCGAGTCATTCTCACGATACTCAAAACTGAGGATGATCTCACTTTCTGATTTTCCAGCGTAAACCGTGGTCTCACGATCCGCAAACGTGGGTTGAACCTCGTAGTCAATACCAAGAATGCGGAGGGCCCTAAACGCCACCTTTGACGTATCAAAGATAAAGCTACCTTTAGCCGTACGCTTTGCCTTAAACATCTTGGAAACAGTGCTAAGATCGGGGTGTCGGTTAAAGGTTATACTTGTCCAGCCTCCCGCTGATTGTGACCAGTAGCTATGTTCTTCTGTACCCGTTGTGTAGCGGTACACCCTCCAGGCACCTTGCCTATCGGGAAAGCAAAAACAGTTGTGGTCGTGGGGATCCTTTCCCGTTGAGATGGTATCAAAGACACCGCGAAGATCAAGGTCTTCGTGAGCACGCTTGAGGACCGATGTATGGGTGATAAGCATATGGTTCTCAGCGTGCCACCAGGATCCTGTCTCCTTCTTTGCAAGATAATTAAGAAGCCCTCGGTGCTCATCGTCTAGCTTCTCTTTGCGTGTTCTGCTTATCAATTCATCCATCGAGCCTCGACCATAGGATCTTTTCTTTCTTACCGTAAGAAATTCCTGCCAACCCTTGGGGGCAGAATCAAGATCCGTTGTTGCCTTCTTGATGATTTCAAAGCTGTGCTTCTCTTTGCTTGCATCCCTGTGCCATATCCAAAGCACACCTCCGCTGGCATCAACCTTATCCTGGAAGTCAAAATCCAACAAACCAGAAAGATTGCTGAGCACAGCCTTCGCAAGTGCTGCGTGTTCGGTATGGTTCTTTGTGGGTACGGGTTCAGTAAACTTGATGTAGAGGTGATATCCCTTACCGGACTTGCTTCGCCTTAGAGTGACATAAGGAATATCACGCACACGCAAGCGAAGCTCATCAAGCTCAGCGTCATTAAGACCCTTTTGGTGATTGACAATTGAATCGAAATCAAAGCCAACATAGACACTAACTCGGTTGTACCAATCCCATCCTGTGCATCCAATTCCTTCCGCATATGCTGCAATCGGCCAATCTTGGATCTTATCCTTGTAATGTGGTTCTGTACCGAGGCCGCTACTAGCATAAGGGATACGGAAAGCAGACCAAGAATGGTCAGCGTCACTATAAATAATACGTTTTCCATCTCGCTCCTTTTCGTTTGAGGGAATAACGTTTACCTGTACCTCCATCTGAGGGGTGTACAAGTCTATCTTAATAGCCTGTGTATTAAGAAATTCTTTGATTGCTTGGGTTCTTGTTTTCATTCACCAATAAGCTTCCTCATGATGTCCTCTTCATTCATCTCACCCGCTTGGTCTCGCTTGTATGCCTCGCACACAGGAGAGCACTCACACAGTGAAGCGTACGCATTGCATCGCTTTGGGTGTGGCGATGCGGGAGCAAACATACCCTCGCAAACCTGATCCCAGATCTGGCAGCATTCGTCCCAAAGATTCTGCTGATACCCAACGGTAATGTGGGTGTCAATGGTGGTGCAAGTAATCTTACCGCTGCGGCAGGTAAGATTCTCAATGACGGCACGGAGGGGACGCCAGGGTGTGACACCCGAATACCCCCAATTGTAAATCGTCATCTGCAAAGCCCAATCCGGATTCAGTTTCTCCAGGGGCCATCCCGCCTTGGCATGAGGCTGCATCGGAGTAAGCCCTCGAACACCGTGGTTATAACCCTGTGCCGGACTTACACCGCTCTTACTAACCGAGCCCTGAACCTTCCAGTCGATGGGAGTACCAGAGTGCTCGAACGCATCCGCCTTCATTCTGAATGGTATGGATCTGTTGCCCACGGTAAGCTCGACTGTTCGATCAAGTTCAATATCCGCAATTCCTCCCTTGAGCAATCTATCGAGTCGTCCAGCTCTGACGTACTCATCAAAAATTGATCTACCACGCGGAACAGCCACGCTCTTAACAGATGCGTCAACATTATCATCGAGCAACCTATCAAGCTGCAAACGAGGATCATCTGCCATGCCGAGATGTGTTGCAAGTTCAGCCTTAACAAAAGCATCAAAAGCTGATCCCACCGCTGCGGGAACTGACTGAACGTACTCAGGGTATCCATGTTCCGACAACCTTTTAAGGTAGAACTTATATTCACACCGACGATGCTCCAGGATCGACGAGGGACTCAGGTACTTTGTTTCCCGATACAGCGGAAGTTCCACCCTTGTCGGGATGCCAGATGTGAAGCAGTTCTCTTGCTGATCTTGTGTATCCTGTTCGTCTGCCATGAGTAATAACCCTTACTTCTGTCCAATCGCCGGGAATCTCTTTGTCATACGAAACAAAGAGGAATGATTTTCTATTCTTTGCGATAAACCTTTCTAAGTTTACCGATCGTCCTCCGTACCCTGTGGTTCCTTCATAATCGGGGTCACAATAAATAAGCTCACGCGGGGGGATCTCTACAGTGTTGATGTCCGCCTGATTAACTGCTCGTATCTTTGTGCGTAATGCATCGTGTACTGACTTCACCCACTTGTTATAGCTAAATCTACGGCCAAGTCCTGGGTGTCTCCACTCGCCGCCGCACTCAACAGGCTTACCGTTGAACGCTTCACGCTGTAAAGCCAGGAATGTGAGTGCCCATTCAGCAGGATCTCTTGGGGGAGGGCGGTGTATGGCTTGACGAACCCAAAGCTCGTAGGTGTTTTCAGAACACATGAGAGGCCAGAGCTCAGTTATCCCAGGCTTGTGATTCTTAACAATAGTCCATAGCCTACCCCAGGGTCCGTTATCAATAAGGTGTGAGGACTTACCCAAGTATCGGGATACAGCAGCGGTACCGCAGCAGGCCTCTGTAAGCTTTACCCTGTAGTATTCAGTTCCTAAGACCTCCCTCATTATCCTTTCTATCTGTCCTGAGTATCGGACCTTCGAACCTTGGTAGGGGGTCGGCATCCATCTTTTCCTTAAGAGTTTCTAGAACAAGGTGTGAACGTGAACGGTATCCCTTAAGCTTTGCGTACTTTTTAGCTTGCTCCCAAAACTCACGCTCGCTGGGCTTAACATTGATTGATGCACTCATGTCTTTTTCTTAATAGGCAGCGGCCTAACAACCTTACTGTTATTGAGGTAGCTCATAAAGTTGGGCCTTCTTGTGTACAACAGTTGGAGCTCCTCCACTGATGTAATTACCCATACGGGTACACCCGCAACCTGCATCCTCTTCATCATGCGAATCTGGGATGCACGCAGGCCCCCGTGTCTATCCTTCTTACGTTTCGGCATCTTAAGCTCTATCCAAGCACAGCCATACTTAACATGGAAGGCATAGACGTCGGGCAGTCCAACTTGAAATTCACTGCCGTGGAGCTTAAGGACAAACCATCCCCTGTGTTCAAGCCACTCTCTAACCTGCTTGTACAGCATGGTTTCGGGCTGTTTGCTGGACTTCTTTCTTGGTTCTTTGAACTTCAATATCCTCGCTCCTCTACCCTACCCTTTTCTTCCCTAAACCGGGGGCGGCGCTTCCATGCTTGCTTGATTTCCGATTGCTCCCGCTTGAGAGAACGTAGGGCCTCATGGTGGGGTGACATGCTTTGCAACATACGCCATGCATCGAGGCTTCGAACCCTGAGAATCTCTTTTACGTTAGCGATAAGAGGTGTGATGTTTTCGCCAAGGAACCTCGTCGCCTCCACAATGGAGAGGTAATGCCAGGGTTCATACTGGTACTCAAGAATCTGTTTTTGAGGAACCCCCGCGTTTAACAGATAGGCTGATTGTTGAGAAAGAAGATCCTGAAACGCTACGACTGCGTCGTGCTTCTTGGGCTTCTCTGACAGCGAGTTCTTGTACTTCGGGGCTTCGGACGGTATCGACCTTCCGATTGAGTATGGCTTCTTCTGCTTCGTCGAGCTGCTGCTCGTATTGCTTTTGTCTTGGGTCTGGACCTTTTCTGACATTGTTAACATACCTTTCATAGGCATAAATGTGTTCTGCTAATTCATCCAGTATCTGTCGAGGATCCCCGTCTGGTTTTTCTCTAGCAATTCGCCCTAGCGTAAACAACAATCGTTTTCGTACGATGCTGTCTGATTCTTTTTGAGCAATCCAGAAGTAGAATCCCTCGTTCGATGTTCGTGTTGGCTCCTTATATTGTCCTGTCTGTCTGTTCGGTAGAGACCATGAAGGGGGATCTGTCTGGCTCATGTTTATCAGACCTTATGCAGACGAGCTTGGGTTGTCTTGGGGCATCCTTAGCCCCAGCCTTTTTGTAAGCGATTGTGGCAATCTTGCCAATATAGTTTTCCGCGTTGTTGAGGATATGTCTACGTTTATCGTGAGTAAATCCTTTCCCAAAACCAACGCCAAATTCTTCGCCGTCCATAAATCGAACCCGCAGTGATCCAGCAATTTCATCAGGCTCATAGTCATCCTGCTTGAATGAACGACTGCGTCTGCCATCCAGAAGTGTAGGTACCTTGACTGAGTCTCGCCTCTTGATTCCACGGATAACGTCAGTAACAAGTACGTCGGATCGGGACACTTCGCAATGTCTCGCAAGATTTTGTTCCGATCTTCTACAGCGTCCAAACTTGTAGTAAGCAGTTCCGCTACGAGTGACCGCCCCCTCGAATCCCTGATCCAAATAGGCTTGATAGAGTCGTCTTGCTTCGTCGGCATTGCACACCTCAACTTGTGGGATTAATTCAATGAATGGAAATTGCAGTCGTTCGAGATGTCTACGCAGTGCCTTGTATCTGACTTCAAAGGGTAACCAGCCGTTGCCCTCATCGAACGCACTCCGCTTCATCATGTCGAAAGCATAGAACCCTGTACCACCAATGTCAGCGGAGTCGGCACGAACAATGCCGGCATCCTCTGTGAAGGGTTTACTGGGATCATAGAGTTCACCCATGAATATGAGATCATTCTCTTCTGCGTAATCAATCAGCGGAGCGAGACGGGTGCGAAGATGTCGGTTGGGAATGAGTTTAAGCTGGCGAGAGAATATCTCATCCCCGTACACCAGACAATAGACGCCGTCAAGTTTGGCAGACATTAAACGGGGGTAAGTAAGATCCCTAAAATCAGGACTACCTTCCTCCCCCGAGGGACACAACATAACCTGTCGTCTTGGGTACTTCAATGCCACACCTCTGTTGACATATCCTTAAGGGACTCAAGTTCTGATTTTAACAATGAAATCCTGGTGATAAAGTAGTGATTCAGGCGGGTGTCTACCCCTCTATATTCATCCATAATCCTCTGCAATTCTGAGATAACATCCCCCAAGGCAGCAAGTGACATGGGGTTGAGGTATAACCCATTAGGGTCTGGTGTTATTTCTTTGCCATATATGTTTTTCATTTATCTCCCCATGTATTAAGTTTATCCCACTCCCACTGTAGGAGGGGGACTTTCTCCCTGAATTTAGTGATTGTTCTATCCCGAATGGCTGTGGTATCGACGGTACCATCCGTAACGCACATGAGCTCGTCATGGACATTGAACGTCCTGATACGCCAACCAGCAACGCCGCAGGGCTGTTCATCCCAAAGGGCTCGTTGAAACTCTTTGGTGATATAACCCTCTGGCGATTGGATGATATGATTGCACGCTGCACGCATATTAATAGCCTGCAGTCCAAACGCCGCAGCATATAGCGAGGATTGCATGGCTCCTGCGACTGTTTGCTCTCGGTCACGACGCTTACATTTGAGTCCCTTAACTGCATCGGTTATTGCTTTCGGGGGCTTATTTGCAAGGTCAAACAGCATCCTGCAAATGTAATTTTCCATTGTAAAGTATCGCTTAAACCCAAACAGACTATCAATATACTCCGCGGGTTCATGCCACTCAACCTTCGTGCCGAGTCCTCCGTCCTGTCGCATTGAGCAGAACATCATAGCAATCTCTTCACGCTGTCGGAACATATCAGGGTACATGGCATGACCGCGAGCTACAAGTTCGTCGCCCTTCTCTTCCTCCATACCAAGAACCTTGGCAAGCTTACCGCCCATCGCACCGAAGGCAAGAGCAAAGTCGGCTTGCTTGGCTCTGTCATACCGATCATCGTCAGCATCAGCCTTAGCCTGAGCCATCTCCGCATAATCCACATCGTACCAAATCTGACCCATGAGAGCGTGGAATGACTTGCCTGACTTTAACTCTTCATGCAAACGAGGATCCGGAAGTACAGCGTCGATGATCGTAACCTGACAAGACACAGCATCCCCACCCCACAATTGCTCGTCCTCCCGAGCAAAGGGAAAGCACTGTCGGATAACGGCATCACGCGGTATACCCTGGGGGTTGATGGATCCTCCCTTGGCTTCATCATCGCTACCGCCCGCCTGTCGGTTAGACTTTGTTCCAATAATCTTAAAGTCAGGGTTAAGTCTTTCCACCTCAAGCAAACGGTTGAGCATAGTGTGTCTGTTGCGTGCTTTACGAGCATCAATGATAGCCTGAGCCTTTGACCTTACAGCTTCATTGCTACCTGTCTCGGCTAACCGTTCGAGGGTTGCCTTCTGTGTGTCCTTAATGACAAGGGTTTCAGCCTCATCCATGTCACGTTCAAGCCATCGCATGGCTGCATGGGGGGCATGGGGTGCCGTCTCCATCTCTTCTTTATACCCTGGGATGAGACCGGAAACCCTTTCTTTATCAATCTCAAAGCCTCGCCACCGAGCAGCACCGACGGCGATGGCAAGCTCTGAGTCAGTATCCCCAGGATGGGCGTCAGCGAAACCTTCCAATCGAAGACGTCTTGTAAGGTCAACGTCTCGTCTAGCGTAGTACTTTGCTTTTTCATTTGCCCACCACATTCCGATATGTTGCTCGATAACACTGGTCCACGGACGAGTGCCGTACACCCCGTAAGGCTTCCACATGAGTTCCGTCGGGCTGATATCCTTTGGTATAGGCCAGTCTGCTTTATCCTCACCAAGAATCTCCTGCGACAATGCATGCAATCCCGTTGAGGGAGCAAACCTTAGGTATACGTCCTTATATACGATGTCATCCTCAAGGTCGCAGTTATCCCGAATACGCCAATGGCAACCCTCAGGATCCTTGGCAAAGCAGATGTCAGGAAGCTCGGTAATGCTATTAAGATGATGCTGCAGTGCGGCTGCCGCTGGTCCCGGCACTCTTCGGATGACAATATCCTTACGACGCATAGCGTGCTGATACTTGTCACGGCGAGCCACGAGCATAATGTCAAGGGCTGCCTGAGGTTTGAGACAATACCTTGAATAATTTTGACTGTCAACCCTGGCAACGGCGTTAACGGTAGGCAGATCCCTGTATCCACCATCATACAATGCACGCAAGAGGTTGTATATTTTTACCGTGTGAAACCAGTCGAACGTGAGATTGAAGCCACAGACATCGTCAGCACACAGCCATTCCAGTAGGCGTAGAGTCTTAGGAATTGGTTCATGCCAGATGTGATGCAGCTGTATAGGGCCATCGTTCTCCGCGTACTGCAGGAGAACCATCGGCCCAGTAAAGCCACAAGTTTCACTGTCAAAGTAGATCAAGATTACCTCCTTAACACTCCCTGAAGGACTCGAACCTTCAACCTACGGATTAGAAGTCCGTTGCTCTATCCGATTGAGCTAAGGGAGCTTGGTGCCCGCGGCGGGACTCGAACCCGCACAACCTTACGGTTAACAGATTTTAAGTCTGTCGTGTCTGCCAATTCCACCACGCGGGCTTAGACTACTTTAATGCCTCGCGTGCTTCCTCTTCCGTTGACCACATACCTCCGCTGTACGCATGAGGCGAGTAATAGTCATCATTCTCTACACCAGTACATGCTTGCCCGTGTGACTCGTAGACCCTGCCATAATTACTGATCCCAAAGCGGTATAACTTCATGCCCGGTGTGATGGGCACTCCATCCTCTGTCTTGTCGAGTTGCTCCACGATCGCCCGCAGCCGCTCGATCTCTTTCGCCACAGACTGGTGCGTGCAGATCGTCAGGCCCAGCAGCCTCCCGATTTGTCGCAAGGCTTCGTTCTGGCCCCGGTTGAATTCGTTGTTGTCACTCATCGTCAGCCCTTTCTTTTCGAGATGCCGAAATACTCCTGCTGACTTTCACATCGCCCCCCACCAGGCTGCTGCTGAGAGTCGATTGGCGGACCTTCGAGTGGTCGACGAACCCCGTCGCCATCTTGCTCTTTGGGTAATCGCTTGCCGCAGTGCGGACAGAAGTTCATTTCACTCATCGCCAGCCTCCTGTTCGATAATGGACCGGAGACGCTCGGACTCTAGTGTGAGCTGAACCCGTCGATGCTCGACCTTCGGGGCTTCGGAATACGACGAGCAACCAAGTACAGGGGTATTGCACGATGGACCATGATTCCGCCCCCTGATGTTGTGGTCTTTCGGGCACTGTTTGGACTTCATCCAGTTGTCACAGTCGCCGCACACCGTGCCCAGCCTGCGGATATCTGAGCGTGTCTTTGCGAGTTCGTTGCGGGCGACATCAATCTTTGACCACCTGCCCAACTCGTCGATCATTCGGTCGAACACCCTGCGTAGATCACCGGGATCACTCATCACCAGCCTCCAATCGTTCGAGTTCAATCGCGTACGTCCACGGGTTCGAGTCGAAGGGGTGGTCGGGGTGGATGGTGTTCCACCAGTCGCGGTATCGCTCGAAAGCGTGACCTTGCAGGGCGAGTTTGCTCCCGATCTCGTCCCCTACTCGCCTGTTCGTGAGGTACTCCGCTATTTGCTCCAGCACCACGGCCTTGATGGTGTAGCGGAGGCGGATGGCCCAGTCGGGCATGGTGGAGGCGGGCTGCCACTCTTCCATCTGTTCAACGCCGAACTCGTTGCTGTTCGCCCGATCAAATCTCGCAAACGAGTCGCCAGCCTTGTAACGAACTCCCCAATGTGTGACGAAGCGACCGTTGGCCTTTACCGCGTCAACCATCCACGGCTCCCGCACCAGCAGCGTGTCGCCGGGCTGATAGGGGGAGTAGTGAGCAAGTCGGGAGCCAAGGATCTTGGCATCGCTACACAACAACAAACCCCTCGGGGAATCCCAAGCCCAAGAATGTCCGTATCGCTTTGGCTGCGGCTCGACCGGCACACGCAGCACCGTCGCATTTGCAGCGAGTGCATTCGCCTGTTCGGTGTCGACGTCGTAGTGGTGGGTGGTCATTCGTCACCCCCAAGCTTGTTGTATAGAGACACCGCCTCTTCCCAAAGCATCAACACCAGAATAAGCAGAAGAGCTCCCACTAATGCCGGAGGCATCCACAACGGAAACGACGCAGTGATAAGGAACCTCCACGGATTCTTTTGCCACCACCTCTTCGTGTCGACCGTTTCATGTCCCATTCGCTCACCCTCCTTCCGGTGCGGCGTCGGCGAGAGCGTCTTCAACAATTCTGCTGTATTCTTCAGGCCACACCTTGCAAAGCATCCTCGTGGCATTTCGCAGGGGCTCTGCCATTGATTCCAACGCCTCCCGCAACCTCGCCTCACGCTCGAGGGTGGCCTCTAATTCGTTAATAGCTTTCTCTATAGTCTCATAGTCAGTGCCTGAAATGTCATTACGTTCCAGGACGGCTTTCAATTCTTTAACAGTGCCCATAAGAAATCCTTTCTGTTAAACGGGACGATGCGGACTCGAACCGCAAATACAGATAGTCGGTGATCTTAGCTGTATCTCACCATGTAGAGTCACCAGTCTCTACGAGCGTCCCTAAATACCCCGTCTCGGATTCGAACCGAGGACCTGGCCATTATGAGTGGCGTGCTCTAACCGCTGAGCTAACGGGGCTGTGTCTTACACGCAGTGGCGAGTAAAGATTTCTCTATCAACAGTTAGGTTGTCTGTTTTAAGGATACGTAAGCCGGGCGGCACCGCAGAGGGGGGCGACGGTGCGATATTAGTCTTGGTTCGTACAAGAATTTTACTCATCTCCTCGTACAGTGTACTGCCTCGACCGAAAGGAACATCGTTAAAGTCCCAATTCCAGAGGTGGACTGACTCAACACCGAGATCCGCAAACAGAGCCAGCGTGAGTTCAAACACCTTGGACTCAGCGGAAAGCTCTTGACGAGTCATTTCGTCGATAGGCTTAGTAGCTCCGTATCCGATGGGAGCAACCCACGGTTCGATAGGCCCGCCGCTGAGCCTCATACTCTGGAGGTTGTTAAGGTGGTTGAGTAAAGTCTCCCATCTACGTTCAGCGTGAGACATATAATCGAGGTAGCGGTTGCCTCCCGCAGTAATATACATCTCGGGGGCCTGAATTTCTCCGACGCCTCCGGGCAGTAATCTCCATGTGTTACCGTTATCAGAATTATTCGCCGTGCGAGTGAGTATTCTATCGTTGGAGGGGTATTGGTCGTTGTAATTCGCAACCTTCGTGTTCTGATTGAACAGAATATCGGGCAGCTTCTTGAAGATGTGGCGAAGAATCTGGCTTAGAGGGTCGTTAGTTGCAAGATGTATCCTCTCAAGAGCATCCTCATCCATACCCCAGTACCCTCCGCTAAAGTCGTAACTCTCAAGCTCGGGTGCGATCATTTTTGCATAGGTTTTGTAGAAGTCCTTGAGGTTATCAAACCCAAACATCTTGCCGATACCAAACGGGCTAAAGCTTGTCTCGTTGTCGAGAATAATACGCTCAGGGGTGATGTCATACACCCGAAGCCACGCAAAGAATTCAGCCCACCATCGAGTATGCTGTGGTGTTTTATTAACAGCTTCACCGTCTCTTGCGTGGAGAAGAAACTCGGCAACCTGAGAAGGTGTGTTGCCCCAGGGTTTAGAGTTACTTACCACGTTAAAGACATTGTGGGGGCGAAAGATGATTCGATCTCTGTTCCCCGCCCTATCCTTTACCGCATCGGCAGCAACCTTTGGGGCCATAGGACCGCCGATATAAAGGTGTACGGTGTCTGATATATTGGCTACTGGTTTGGGCCTCGGTATCCATGCAAGTGCAAACATCAGCCTACAACTCCTTCTTTAACTTTGCGTATGCTGCGGCAAACGCGGTGAGTTCATACCACTCCATTGGCGGCAGTGTAAAAATACGTGACTGAGGTTGTATGCCTGGATGACCTCCTGCAAAGAGTAATGATCCCTTGATCCCAGGCTTAATGCCTATCATATGTAGTGCTTTTTCTACCAGAGTAACGTCTACGTCTACACGACACCCTGAGAATTCTAACTGATCCTCGTACTGATGGAATTCAACACTGGGAATCTTAACGCCGTTTAATGTTTTGTCGGGGAACTCAATGGGTTCCTTCAGAGGGTACGGATTGGTCATCCTGCCACTCCTTTTTCCCACATGGAAATATCTACATGCTTGTCGAATTCATCCCCAAGCAGAGCCTTCAAAGCTTGAGTGATGTAATACTGTTTATGGTGGGCACCATCAATTGTACCACCCTCCTTTAAAAGTTCTATAGCCTCATCAATCTTATCTGTTAGCATTATCCTGCCACCCCTTCGAGTCTCATACGGTTGAAGGATTCAAGAATCTCACCACGAGTGAGGTCCTGAAGATCCTTCTTCATCGCCAGATTCTCAAGCACCAGTGCATCGGTGGGAAGGTGCAGATAGTCGATGATGCGAGGTGCTATGTTCTGATCCATTCCAATTCTGTGAATACGATCCTCCGATTGCTGGCGTTTGTCACCCTTGAAGGTGTTGCTATAGTAGACCATCGTGTCGGCGGCTGTGAGCGTGAGGCCTTCACCGGCCGAGTCAGGGTTACCAAGGAATACAAGGGGCTTGTCGAGGTTGCGTTGCTGAAATTCAGTTTGAATGTCATCAGTGTCCAGATCCTCGATACGTACAGTTTGATCCTCAGACTCTGTAAACACCGGGCCTCTACCGTCAACCTTGATTACGTTCCAGCCTGCGGCGGTGATAATTTCAGTGAGCTTGTCAATGCTCGCGTGGAATGCAGCCCATACAACGCATCGGGTTCGTCCCGAGTCTCTGATTTGTTCGAGGTCAGCGAGAAGTTCGTCGTCTTTAGGAGTTTTGATAGTCTTCGAAACCCGATTATACTCCTCATCCTCATACTGAAATCCATCGGACAGTTGTCGTAGTGCGATAAGTGCCTGAGCTCCGGGTAGTGATTCGGCAAGGAAACGGGCAGCCGATAGAATTCCGGGTGACGGAGTAAGCTCGCGTCTCTCATACAGCTTAGCGGGCAGTTCAGATTCAACGTCTGACTTTCGTATGATAATCCGGAGCGGTTGGAGTCGTCGATAAAACGCTTCAACCTCATCAGTACGCCATCCGACAACGCTGCTGAAGGTATTGCCTCGTGCCTGTTGCTTCTCGGTATGGGCGAGACGATAGGTAAGCTGACTTTTGTTCTTTTCACGGATAAATCCAGGTTGCAGTGCTTCGAGCGGAGCCCAGAGGTCAGTAGGATCCTTCGGTACAGGAGTACCAGTCATTGTGACTATATACTCTTTACCCTGCCAGAAGTTATCCATAAGATGGGCGAGCTCAAACAGCAGTTTCGTACGCTGAGCCGTTGGGTTCTTGAAGTTCGCCGACTCATCAATACACAGTACAAAGGGTGGGTGCGGAGCTTGCTCCATCGCACGCCGTATGCCCTGCGGACTGTTCATAATGAGTTGCGGTTTCTCTGGCATTACGTCAGTCCATTTGTGCAACTCAGACGTCCAGGCCATGAGAGCACCCCGACTGCCAATCGTCCAGAACAGATCCCTCGGGTCTTTAGACACGGTGGAATCAGGGGAAAATTGAAGCTGCTCTAGGGCAAGATTGGCAACGGCTCGCATGATAGGAGTCTTACCAAGACCCATATCAGCTTCAAGCTGCTGCTGTCGGTAACTGTTGATACGCTCGATTGCGTCCTTTTGGTATTGTCGAAACTCGATCGACGGCTCGAACCTACCTGTATCGACTGCATTCACAGGCTGAAGCAGGTGATCGAACGGATTAGCAATAGTATCAGGGCAGCTTCCACGAGTAAGCATACCAAGGACAGCAGCATTCCTGCGACTATGGCGAGGAGCTTTGACGCTCCACATCTTGATATCTGGATTCCATTTGCTTCCTTCACAGCCTTTGATCTCATCCTTAATATAGGTAAAGGCGTCGATGTAGCCCCACCCTAATAGAATGTTGGAGCCTCGATCCTCATACTTGAGTCCATACCGCTTGGGCGGAACGTAAGCGTATACTGTCATTAGTTTCCTTACAGTAGGGGAAAATAGCCGATACCGTTTCTCAACGCATGGGAGTACTGGTCATTAAGCATGTCCTGGATATCGCCAAGGCTGCTTGGGAAACCGTCTTCTGCTTCTCTTGTGGCGTCTCTGTACGCCTCAATGTGCTTGTTAATCCAGCGAGAGGCACCTCGTCGTGTTCTGCAATTGGGCTTATTAAGTCCAAGAGTGGTAGCGATACGCCGGATAAACTTAGTCTGCTGCACCGTGGGCGGGGCTGATCGCTTACCGATGAGCATATCATTGACTTCTTTATCAGTCAGTTTCATCGGGTCCATCCTCCGCTCGAATCTCTGATTTGTCCCGCTTGAGGTCTCCATCTTGGACTGCTCTTACATGCTTAATCCAAAGGGGCCAATGACTGTTCATCCAGCGGTTAAAGAACCTGCATGTGACTATTGCTGTGCCTCTGTACCCAGGACAGGCGTAGTTATAAAACTTACGCACAAATCGTTTCTGTTCGTCTGAGGCAGGAGCATAGTAGGCTGCGTCATCCTTCAGCAACCGTCGAATCTCATCCGCTCGACTAAGCGGAAAGAGCAAAGGCTCATACCGGATCCGTTCCAGTATGAGCTTGTCAGAAATTTGTTTGTCAGTCATCGTGAACTCCACGGTTAGGGTAAAACTTAAGCTTACTGTAAGGTAAACTTAAGCTGACATACGGGTCTCCAACTAAACCCCGAACCAGAGTGTGGAGCCCTGGCCGGGATGTGATCGGGGATTATCGAGCGAAGTTCCCTTCATTCCGCTCATCCTCGTCGATCACCTCGCCGCCCCCGGCGAGTTGCTTGGTGGCAGCACGGAACGGTGCTACGGACTCAGGCGTGATGTACTTAGCAGCCTTCTCAACCCAAGCCTTAACCTCGGGGTTCTGCTCGGGGTCAATATACTCACGATGCGGGGTGATCCACCAGGCAAGACTTCCGGACTCGACAAGCTTCGAGCTCAGGGTCATCACCTGCGGAAACTTGACATGACTATCACGAACAGGAGAGTTGGAGGCGTTCGTTTTCTTAAAAAAGAACGTAGCCATGCAGCCCTCGGCAAGAGCCGCCGACTGCGTTGCGAGGAATCCCTCAAGCTCATCCTCGGAAATCTTACGCCGGGATCGATTCTCCTTTACCTGATCCAGATTAATCATATGGGGCGGAAGGTAGAACAGCATCTCAGTGCCGTACGCAGGAGAGATATTGTTCTCACGGTCAGGCTGCATACCCATAATCTCACGGAACTTGGGATCCGTCGGGTTATAGGTCTTAGCCTTGAGAGTTTCGCCCTCTGTGAGAATGGCACAAGGCCGGCACGCAATCACGATGCCCTCAATCTTGCAGCCGTAGTCTCCCCTGAACTCCCCCATCACACCGAGCGGGATGGCCAGGTTGGGAGTGTCAGCCGTCAGTACAAAGGTGCCGTCCTCAATCTCTGTGGTCTTTACCTCCTTTGAGTTTTGGGCAAGCTTGATGATACGAGGGCCCTGACGTTCGGCAGTAAGCTCTGCCAGCACCGAGGGGTCAACGTCCGGCCTCCCAAAGTTTGCATCTTCTTGGAGAGTCGCGAGTGTACTAGCGTTTTCCTCTTGCATTTTGCTCCTTTCGAGCGTGGGTGGAACTGATTAGCCGCTGCCGGTGCCGTCGCCGTCGCCATAGCCGCTGCCGTCGCCGTGGCCGCTGCCATCGCCATCGCCATAGCCGCTGCCATAGCCGCTGCCATAGCCGCTGCCATAGCCGCTGCCATAGCCGGTGCCGCTGCCATAGCCGCTGCCATAGCCGCTGCCGCTTACGCTGCCGTGGCCGGTGCCGCTGCCGTCGCCGCTGCCGTAGCCGTCGCCGTCGTCGTAGCCGCTGCCGCTGCCGTAGCCGCTGCCGTAGCCGTCGCCGCTTACACCTTCCATGATGGCACTTCTCGAATGCACTTAACAGCCTTATCCGTGGCGACAATAACCTCGCACACGCCAAGAACTGTCACATCCACAGGTACGGCGAACTTGCACTGTTCAGGGTTCTTAACCCCGTCAACAGCAAGTTGACTGAGGCTGGCGGCACCGCTCCAGTACCAGATACGGATTGCATCTGTAAGCTTTACCTCTGAACCCTCACGGGTATCAAGCTTGCCAAGCCAAACACCACTGTCTGCGGATCGGATAATTACCTCTTGCATTTTGCTCCTTTCGAGCGTGGGTGGAACCAGTGCTTGGTGATACGAATGCCTGGCGGCAGTGTGAACCACCGCCAGGGTACACGGGAGAGAAAGAGATTCGTTAGCGAGTAGCGATGGGCAGCGGGGCAGGGCTTCCACCCAGCACGTTCACACCCTTATCGGCAGCGGATTCGGCAGCGTCCTCAGCCATCTTCGTCTGACGCTTGCGGGCACGTTCGGCTTGCTGTGCGTCCCATTCCTCACGCTGCTTGCGTTGATCCTCCTCGGTGATGGTAAGGATACGCTGAGCAGCGTAAAACTGCCCGAGAATGAAGTCGAGGTTGTCCTCGTCAACACGCTCCTTTGCGGCCTCAAGCATATCGGGGTCGGCGGACTCAAGCTGGTCCTTGAGCGTGTTGTGAAGCTCCTCGACCTCGCCCTTCTTCCACAGTCGAGTGGTAAGGGTAAACTCGTTGGCCTTCGGGCGATTCTCACGCTCGGCTTGCTTACGCTTGCTGATCCAATCGCCGATAAGATGGTTGAAATCAGCAGCGTTAGTTGATTCGGCACGATCAGCAAAGTCAAGCTGATCCTCCTTATCGAGCTTCGCAAGGTTGAAGGCGTTGGAAGCGGTGATGGCTCCGCTGTCAACCTTCTCCTTGAGGCTGTCATCGAGGTTGCGAAGCTTGAGGATGTTGCTGATCCACGCATTCGAGACGTCGAGCTTACGGGCGAGGTCCGCCTGCGTAATCTCCTTGCCTTCGTCGTACGCCATGCTCATGATGGCGAGAAGGTGGTCGCGAAGCTGCGTGGGCTTCGTCTTGATCGTCTGCTCATTGGCAGTAATCTGACGAATGTAGACCTCGGTGTCGGTCTCGACGTTGAGAACCATAACCGGGATCGTATAGGGGAGTGGAGGCGTATCGCCCTCTGCCTCTGCCTGCTCGACATCGGTCTGATAGATCTCCTGGACGGCGGTGAGACGGTGGAAGCCGTCAATGACAATGTAGGCGTAACCGCTGCCTTCGGGATCAGGGTGAGGCCGTACAGAGATGGGCGACTGCACACCATAGTGACGGATGGAAGCGACAAGCTCAGGCCACTTTTCGTGCTTCTTATCGACGGTAGTGCGGAGGCCTGCCTTGTCAGGGATGAGCTTGTCAATGCTCACATTCTTCAGTTCGTTTTGCTTCTCAAGTACGTTATTCATGCTGCCTTTCGTTTGGCATAGCCAAAGTCAATGTTGAACTTCTCTTCGAACGATTCGAGGAGAAAAGCCAGAATCTCTTCCGCGGGCTGTACGTTGACAAAGTTCACATAGTAGTGCTCTGTGTCGTAGCCGCGTTTTTCCTTTTCCTCATCTGTTAGATTTTCGCCCTGAATCACAAATGACATCTCGATGACTCCGGTAGCAGAGTCAGCCATGCAAACTTGCATGGGAGGGCACTTGTCAGGGTAGGGTGCTGGTTCCTTCGGGGTAATCGGGGAACTGAAGAAGGTTTTATCCTTACCCAGGACCTCGAAATTTCCGAGACGTTTAAGCGTCGGGGTTTCTAGCACGCAGTCTCGCTTCCATGATGAATTGCTCAGAATCAAGGACTAACTGTTTGAAGGGTTCAAAATATCCTTGATCCGCATTGTGAATCGCCTCTTCAACAATTTCTTGTTGAAATACAGTGTCGTAGCAACCCAGGGCCCGAGCGTTGATTGAAGCGGCTGCAAGCCGGTCCATCCACTCTTTCCATCTTCGAGCTACACGCTTTTGGGCCTCATATGCAAACAGCACGGCTTGAAACCTGCGATCCTCGTGTAACAGGGTTGTATCTGCGTTCTTGTTACTCATTCTAACACTGATAACCTCCTTCCCGCGTTGTTCGTTTCGTCTACTATAATTATAGCGACTGGGTTGGGCACTGTCAAACCACTCTTTGAAATTCCCCGTCACTCACGTCTGCGGTACTGTGTACACTGCAAAAGGTCTGTGACGGATGCTGTGGCGTACTGTAATGCTGCTTTCACACGGCGAAGTGAGACAACAGCGTAGAGGTTTACGAGGTTTACGGCAGCGAGCCCTGCAGCCACGAGCACAACTGCAGGGTGCAGGGTGCAGCGGGTGTGCTGGGTGCAGCGTGGGGTACAGTGTACCAGACTACAACAGGTTGACCATTATTCTATATATATACAATAGGAGGTAGTAGAAGTACTAATATAATAGTATATATACTGGTATAATGGATGTTAGCGGGACGGTGTACTGTTGTGTACTGGTGTACTGAGGAAGCTGACTGTTTCTCGTTTCTTCCTGGGTTTTGCTGCGGGCCGAGGCTTTGCTGGTGCTCGCTTGGCGGGTGCTCTGCCTTTCCTGGATTTCGTGGGTGAATAGCAAAGGACAGCGTTGGCTCGGCGAATGGCCCGGCCTTCAGCCTCGGCTGCACGGTCGATGTTGTCCCAATTACGCTTAATCATTGTTACGCTCCTTGCCGAGCAATGAAGTTATCCCAGAGAGTGTTGGCTACACCGAGAGCACCCGCTGCCCTGTCATTTGCAGCCTCGTCATCCTGCAAGGCCATGAGCAGTACCTTGGCTAAGGGGTCGTTTGCTTGATTCTTGAACTTGACAAGGGGCATTGTCATCATAACTTCAGAGGTGCTCATATCAATGACAAACACAATAGCATCTTCCTTGTGTTTGAGATCATACACCCTGTGAGACAGGCGAAGCCCGCAGCCACATGGACAGGTGTAGTTCACAATGTCGTCGGGTTCGGGAAGGTGATTAGGCATTAGCAACCTCAATCCATGCTGTGAGGGTGGTGGCGAATGAGAGTAGAAGCACGACGGCCCAGAGACGGCCTAGCTTCTTAAGGTTGGGGTCGTCAGAGGCTATGCTAGGCTGTGACCCGTACCAAAGCACGGCACAGAACGTGATCGTTGAGAGTATGGTTATGAGCATTTGGCCTTCACCGCCTCTATTTGAATCGAGATGTTGTGGGCTCTCTCGGTCAGAGCATCCATGAGGGATTCGCGATCAAAGCAAGAGAAGCCGTAGCACTTTTCCCCGCTGTAAATGCGAATGACAGGTTCGGCACTTCGCTGTGATTGCAGCAGATTAAGGGCCTCCTCGATTTCCTTTTTTGTATTTGCCAGATTGTCGTACTTGTTGATGAGCTCACGCATCTTCTCAATGTTCATCATTCACCTTTCAGTTGCATCGCAGCGTCGAGAATCTCGTCGTACGTTCGAAGATCCTCAAGGTATCCGCGTGGACCGAAGCCTGAGTCGTAGGCATCGCGGCTGGGACCGTCGACGAGGTCGCTCGTGGTCATGCCAGGAAGAAACTCGTCGATCTCAGCGTCAACATCCTTCATCCAGGCTTCATACGTTGGATTGCTCATCGTTCGTCTCCTTCGTGTACTTGAGCACGTCATTCCTCTGAGGAATGCTGAGCTCGTTGCGGATAACTTCTTCGAGCCTACGCACAAGAATGCCGGCCCGAAGTTCGGACAGTTCGGCATCCAACTCTGCGATGATGATTTCACCGCCGAAATTCAGTATGCAGCCCTGACGTTGGGTACGTCGTTGGACTCTGAGCATATTGCACCTCCTTAAAACAGCCATCGCACTGTCGCACGATGGCTGCTGAGTCACGACTTGAGCGTGACGCCGAGCTCGATGGCACACAGGCCAGCCAGCTCATCGGCGTTCTCCTTTCCGAGAGCCTTCAGCTCCTCCATCGTGACCTTGCGGCCACCATCCTGCTCGAAGTACGCACGGATCGCCTGATACTTGCTCATGGTTACACCATTCTGAATGCTGCACGCTTTACGTCGGCGTGCATGGGTCCAATTGTATTATAGGCACTGCGATTGCGTTTGTCAATCACTGATGCAATATATTGTTGAACTTAATTGCTGCACGCTCGGTTGGGACCGTGCAGCTTAGGGTCAGCTGAATCGGATGCAGTTGTCGTCCTCCTGGACAAACCACACCTTGGTAGGGTGCGACCCCTTTTACAGCTCAGGGTAAGTGAGGGATCGGCACTATATTCGGTTGGAGTTTCCAGCCGCACCGTAAAGCCACCTATCATGGCAGCTCGGATGTTGCTGAAATCCTCTCGATTCACCCCATGCTTAAGCACATGCCTGTAGCACATGGCAGGAGACTTGCGAAGTTGCTCGTACAGGTGATCCATAATGTTCCTTTCAATTATGCCAGCGTCAGCCAGCAGGGTCCGTTGTGAAAGGTGACGCTGGACGTTAATCCAGCGTCACCGATGGTTCAAAACTTGTAGTCAGCCATCGTGGGCGGTTCGTCGGTCAGGTTGTTGAGGATGAACTCACGAGCAGCATCCTCGTCGTCCGTCTCCTCGAAGACGTTGACCCAGCAGCACGTGTCCGCCTCACGGCTCTCGATGTCGGCAGCCGTGAGGGTTCGGCCCTTCGCATCCACGCAGTCGGCTCGCGTCGGGTTCGGGCACTCGGGATCGTATCCGCCGCTGGCAGTCTTCTGGTTCCAGAAGCCCAGCTGCATCCGGCACCATGCCGGCAGCTCAGCGTCACCCTCGGCGACCTCCTTGAGGAACGCCCAGGCATCGCGGATACGCTGGTCCATGTTATCGGGCACCCCCTTACCCGTACGGGCACGCGAACGCTTCGAGGACACCTCACGACAGCTGTACTGGAACATGCCATCACGTCCAGCATCCGCCGAGAGATTTCCGTTCGTCCACGACCGCTCGAAGCACACAGCTTCGAACAGTGACACGCTCTTCTTGATGGAAGCAGGAACGTTGAACCGATCCAACGCACCACCCAGGACAGCGTCGATAGCCACCGCGTCGTAGAACGCAGCAGTCTTACCGGACGAGCCAGAGGAGCGACCACCCGAACGCGGGGTCAGGTTTGAGAACATGTTCATATCATAATCCTTTCGGATGATGGCATGGCATGTCCGCACTACGCAGCACGGATATACCATGCCCGTTGTGTAATGGACCCGCAGTATTATTCGGTTGGCAATGAGGGACAACGTAGTAGGTATCGTTGAGACTTTGACCGCGTGACGCGGGCTGTTGTGTTGTCATCGGCTGATTGCCGACACCTGATTGTATGCACCCCGAACCCTAGGTCAACGTCGGGAAGTGATATTGGCACGATTCTGGCAAGGTTTAAGTTTCGCGGCGTCCGCCGATTTCCGTATCGGTTTGGCACGCCCTTTGCATATGATATCATACCTTCCAGGAACGGATGAAACTGGGGCGACAACGTGAAACTGACAACGCAAACGCAGGAACGGACGGCTGATAATGCGAACGCAGACGCAATACGACTGAATGCAAATGACAATGTACTCGCAGACCCCCGGGGGGTTCGGGACTCCCGGCTGTATGGCGGCACCAATAACATCCAGCGGAAGCCTTCTGCCTAAATTTTGAGAGCCATGAACAAAGATCGCGTAGCACAACCCGATAACATCAGCCGTTTCACGGTAAACGATCTGCCTATGATTAATAAGCATGGCATATCGCGTTACCGTAAACTGTCATCCGATGTTCGCAACGATATGGTTCAATTTTTACACAAAACCCAGGAAGACACAGGCGTAAAGACAGAACACAGGTTGCAAGCAACAAGTATCCTGCTACGCATTGATCAGCTTGAGATGAAGCACGAGGAGTTCTATACTCCCAAGGTCAGCATGGATATGTCCAGCCTGCCCGACGATGCATTAGAGGATACGCTTCAGCAATTAGAGGCAGAGATAAAGCAGCTCGAGTCTAATCCAGTATCCGAAGGCGAACTGCGAGCTGCTGAAGACAACTATCTTTTGATGGTAAAACGCGGGCAAATAATTCCGGAATGTGCAAAGCCGGTGTTTGACCCCGCCCAAGCCGGCGTTCGGCTCGGGGCCCCCAGAGTTAGCAAGAGAAGCTCAGGAGAGGTCCGTGACCGAAGCCCAAGAACTTAGAAGACAGTTTCAGGAAACAAAGGCAAAGCTGTTGCTTGAGAAGCAGCGGCGTGCTACGCTTCCGATTAACTTATACACCCCCGATGCGACGCCTGACCGAGATCAGATGAGGTTCCATTCCTCGGCTGCAAGGTATCGCATCGGCTTTGGTGGCAACCGTGCTGGTAAGTCAGTTATGACGGCCTACGAAGCGGCGGCGTGGGCACGCGGTTGTCACCGTTTTCAAATCATTCCTCCTGGCCCCAAGGTGATCTATGTAATCTCAGCCGAGTACCGCACGCTCTATCAGGGTATATACAGACACCTTCACCCTAACGAGGGTGGAATGAAGTTTGTTGACCCAAAATGGATAGCTAAAGAGGGACCCAAGATTCCTGGTGCTAGTGTCCCGTTACCCAGCTACCTTGATATTTACGCGTCCCATACGCCAAACGGAGCCCATGCTGGTAACTCAGCCGAGCACATAAGCAAGATATGGTTTATCTCCGGCGATGGCGGTGAGCAAGCCCGTAAGAAGATGCAGGCTGCGGCGGTTGATCTTGCGATTATCGACGAAGAGATCCCGGAAAGTATCTTTCAAGAGCTGCAGATGCGGCTGCTCGATAACGACGGACGTCTTGCGGTTTCGGCCACGATGGTTCGCTCTGAAGAGTGGTTAATGAATCTTGAGGATCGAGCCAATGAGGGCGACCCTACGGTATGCCTTGTTCAGCTAAACAGTGCCTCTTCTAAGCACCTGCCTCAAGCAGCAAAGGATGAAATCTATGCGGGTCTTACTTCGGAGGAATATGCCGTACGTGTTGAAGGAAAGTCACGCCGATCCTTCGGCCTTACATATCCGGACTTTAATTCTTCCCATATCTTCGACTTTGAAAAAGAATTCCCTGACGGTTTTCCGGATGACTTCCTCCTCATATCTGGTAACGACCCCGGTTGGAGAGTTCATGCTGTACTCTATGGTGCCATTGACCCCTACAACCATACGATTTACTTTTACAGGGAACACTACTTCGAGCAAACCCCTCTGCACAAGGTGGCCGAGACAATGGCGGAGTCGGAGGGATATGAGCTCGTCCCGGCGGCTTCATTTCCCGGAGAAGACAACGCCCTCGTGTCTACTGTATATGCTAGACGACCCCTTTTAGAAAACCCTGAGAAGTTCTATCTCAGGCTAATTGATCCCGCGGCTTTTCGCAAGTCCGACGCGGGACAGATGGGCGTCGCGGAGCAGCTTGCCGCATTCTATGACACTCCTTGTGGTCCGGCCAATAATGACATACAATCGGGTATTCAGGCTGTGAATAAACTGCTCAGCATTAACCCTAATACCGGGCGGCCTCACATTCAGGTCGATCATAATCTACTTAACTTCTTCCGCGAACGGCGTAAGTATCGCTACAAGAGGGACACCAGCGGCCCGAACTCAAATGAAACAAAGGCCGAACCCGTCCGCAAAGAAGACCATCTGATGGACATATGGAGATATATCTGTATGTTTGGGATGGCTATATTCTCAGGCGAGCAGCCTCACCGCAGGGCAAACATGAATAACCATAACGTAACACTCTCACGCACTCATGCAATGGCAGATCAGCTTGAAAGGCACGCCCATGATCTCAGAACCAAAGGCACCATCAGTACGTACGTCGGAATTGTGTGACGTAATTGTTCCTGGCAAGCTTACCAGGGGTACGTTAGACAAAATACGGCCACTACTTTTGGACAATAAAGACAGACTATTCCTAGTCGTGTTTCCGTTCAATAACAGTGCCCCTAGCTTTGACGTCGACGCCATTCAGTTTGAGCTTGCTGGTTTTACCAATGTGCTCGTGATTAATGGCACTTGCAGTTATACCACACAGGCTCTCCTTCCGCAAACTCTCGGTACGCTGTATGTTATTGACCACAGCAATCCGCAGTACCCCACAAACCTCTGGAAGGATAAGACCCGGGAGGTCAGGGTAATTGATTGACACGATAATGACAGAGTATGGGCCCGTTGGTTTTGGCCTTGTATCCGTTCTAGTGATTTGGCAACTCGTTGTCAAACCGCAGCTTGAAAAATCGAGGGTTGACTATAAGTTAAATCAGGAATTCGCATTGCAGGCAAAGGAAACAGCCGTGGTTATGAAAGCTACGGCAGACACATTGGTTCTTCTCGCAAGCAATCTCAAGGAGATGCAAGAAAATGAAAAAGAGATTCTTAACGACATTCGGGTTTTGCACGATCAGCATAGCTCTTAGCGGTTGTGGCTGCGATAGCCTTATCCAGGATAGTGGCAAAGCACTCAACGATTCCTGGCCTCAGGCACGAGAATTGGCTGAAAACGGTTTGGCCATTCAGACTGCTGACGGCGATATGACGGTTGAGGAGTTTCGCACCTCACATGGTATTAGCACGCTGTCCGAAGAGCAGGCTGAGTTCTACCTTGAAACACTGAATGAGCACGAAGAGACGATTGACACCATGATCAATTACAGCAGCGAGGACAAGTAATGAATTTTGATCTTACACCCAAGAAGTCTGACACCCAAGCCGAGGCTAAGGAGCCCGAGGCTAAGGAGCCCGAGGCTAAGGAGCCTGAGGCTAAGGAGCCCGAGGCTAAGGAGCCCCAGGATCCGCCCCACTTCAACATCAAGGAGTATATCAAGGTCGCTGCTGATGAGATTGACAAGCTTACGAGTATGAGTCGAGACAACATTGAGTCCCTCCTTGCGGTTGGTGCCGAACGCACTGAAGCCTTCGTTAAGAACTTTACGGGTACGGACGAGTTTGAGAAGGGGCTACAGCACCTGCAGGCACAACTCCACAACGACGCGGTGCAGGTTAAGTTGAATCTCAGTGCGGCTCAAGCTCGGGCAATCCGAAACGTCATCGGAGTTTTGCTCAGGGCCGTCCGCGTATACTTTGTTCCTTCTACCTGAGGGGCTATAGTTACTCATGAATGATCCGCTGCTTATACTGTTAGCTGGTTTCTTTACGGGATTGCTGTTCGGTACTTTTCTTTTCTGGGTCCATCTGGGTTCACACAAGAAAAGTTTGATCAATCTGGAGCACCTCATTGAGGTGTATAAGGGGCAGATCGTGTTCCTTACTCAGACCAAACAAATCGAGCTTGAGCAATCAGACCAGTTTATTCCCAACCTCGACCACTACGCGGGGGCTGACGTTCAGTACCCCACAAATAACGACGAAAATGAAGCATTCCTAGAGGATCTTAGACGGCAAGACAACGAGGCCCTCGCTCAGAAAATGGCCCAACAGGAGCCACGAGATTGAAACGTAGACGTGCATTCACAAGCTTGCTAGCTGCTGACTTTGATAAAAGTGACAGCATCGCCTCCGCCGTGCAAGGTGCATGGCGATTGCGTGATTCACTTAAGCACTATCTTGAGCGTCAGTGGTATCAGAATATTGCTTGGTACAATGGCCACCAGTATCTTTTCTGGGACCAGTTTGCCAACAATCTGCGTGAGCTTCCAGCACCGTCTTATCGGGCTCGGATGACCACAAATCATCTGATGCCCTTTGCCCGAACAATTGCAGCGAAGCTGCACGGCAACCCTCCCGTATGGGATGTGTTGCCTGCTACCAACGATTCTGTCGATATACTCACGGCAGAGATCTCTAACCAAGTACTTTCAAGCAATTGGTACACGATGCAGATGCGTCGTAAATATATGCAGGCTCTCTGGTGGGTTTGCACCACTGGCAATGCTTTTATCAAGCAAGTTTGGAATCCCGACGGGGGCCCTCCGGTCTTTCAGTCGGCCAATCCCGACGATGAAATAGGCTTCGAGTACGATGAGGATCTTGCCATCGGCGAGATTGAGGCCCATGTTGTCTCAGGGTTCGATTTACTTATTGATCCCAACTGTTCAGACTTCATGGATGCAAGATGGGCGATGGAGTCCCGACTCGTTCACGTTGAGGAGCTCAAGGAAAAGTGGGACGGCGTTAACATTGACAAGATCCGCAAGGGTTCAACGTCAAGCCAGACCAACTATAGCTTCTTTGGTGAGCAGCTTAAGAAAATGCTTCCCGCCGGGCAGGGTAGACGCACTAACCCCCTATCCTTTGGGGGTAATCGAGGCGACGAGCAAGGAGATATGGTCGTCGTTCACGAGCTTTGGGTAAAGCCCTTTGCCCGCGGGAGGCTAAAGCATGGATTCTTCGGGGTGATTGCAGGCGAAGAGGTGCTTCACGCAGGAAAGCACCCCTACATGCACCGTAAGCTGCCCTATGTACACCTGAAGGAGATCCCTGTTCCCGGGAGAGTATGGGGTGCGTCGTCTCTTGAGCACCTTATACCCCTGCAGCAGTCGCTTAACCGTACTAAGAGTCAGCTGATTGAGAACAGAAACCTCCTTGGCAACCCCAAACTCCTGGTTCCTCGGGGTTCTGGCATCTCTAACACTGCATTAACCAGTGAACCGGGTGAGAAGGTACACTACAATCCGGGATTTGCACCCGAGACAATGCAGGCGTCGCCCATGCCTTCGTACATCGAGCGAATGCTCGACGATGATCGCAGGGATATGGAGGATATTGCGGGTATTCACGAGGTATCTCAGGGTCAGGCAACGGGACAGCTACGTGGTTCACAGGGTATTATGGCTCTGCTTGAGTCAGATGAGACTCGATTCCGCCCCGTAATGGAAGCCTTCCAGCTGAGCATCGAAGAAGTGGGACGTCAGAATCTCGCTCTTGCTGCACAATTTATCACCGAGGAGCGTCTTGCCAAGGCAGTAGGCTCTAATGATGAGTTGGCAATGTTTACCTATACGGGTTCTGATCTTCTTGGTACAGCTAATACCTTGCCCGGAGTGGATTATCTCGACGTAAGAGTGCGTACGGTTTCTGGAATGCCTAACAACCGTATTGCTCAGCAGGAGATGATAAAGGGTCTTGTTCAAGACGGGATCTTTAATCCTAGAGAAGACCCCAAGGATAAGCGTCTCGTCCTTAAGCTGCTAAATATTGGCAGTGCAAAGGATCATATGGATGATTCCCGCGTGCATAGAGCACGTCAATGGGAAGAGATCCGGCAGATGTCCGAGGGAATTACTCCTCGTGTTGAAACATGGCACGATCATGAGGTCCACATTGAGGAGCTGAAGAAGTTTATGAACTCAGCTCGATTCGACAGGATGGAGATTGAGGATAAAGCGTTGTTCATGAATCACCTTGAGCAACACGAACAAACACAGGCAATGGAGCTTGTGAAACCTGAGATTATGGTTCGAGCTGCTGCAGCGGTTGCGGCACGACAGAACCCTTTAGCTAACGAAGGGATGCCAAATGAAGAAGGGCGACAGAGGCCGCAACAACAGCGGCCACAACTCGGAAATCAGCGTCAACAAGCCCAAGTCCAAGCCGGTTAAGACCAGTAAGGGCATGTGTAATAAGACTGACAAGCCCACCCGCAAGTACTAAGGAATAACATGAATCAGTCCGCCGAAAACAAGAACATTCCTGACGATCCCACAAGAAAGAATGAGGATCCGCCGGGAGGTTACGATGATAACGGCAACCCTCGCACGATCGTCAAGAATCTTCCTGACGGAAGAAAGATTGCGTTGAGCGAAGCAGAGCTTAATAGTTATGTTGAGGAAAAGCTTAAGGCCGATTACTCAACCGTTAAGCAGGAAACCGAAAAGAAGGAGCCTGAAAAGGAAAAGGAGAAGAAGGAGCTTACCGTTGAGGAGGTTGACGCCAAGATCGAAAGAATGAAGCAGGAGCAGGCGAACAAGGAGCGTAATGCCGCCCTTGAACGCAAGCAAGAAAAGCTTTCTCAAGAACTTAGCGAGGCGATTAACAGGTATGAAAATATTGCGGAGAACAAAAAGCTCTCCGGCATGATTCAGGACCATGTTATCGCCGAGCGTTATCGTGGCGTTAACAAGCCCATCGACAAGCTCGTTGAAGAAGCCATTAGTAACATCACTGAGGGTAAGACCCAGGCAAACAGGGAATACATTGAGCAGAAAAAGAAAACTGCTAAGGAAACGCGGGGCGTAAGCGGAATGGGCGAAGGAACAGGCCCTGCCGCTGACGAGATTGAGCCCGCGACAATGAAGGATCTCAAGTCCGGTAATTTGAAGAAGCGTACTCGCGAGCGTCTCGCGGCGGCACGTGAACAACGATCGCAGGGTAACACTGCGAAGAAATCTGGTTTCGTTTAAGGAGAAACTTGTAAATGTCTGCTGACACCACAACGATTGATAGCATTCTCAAGATTGATTATCTTGATCCTATCATCGACACACTGAATAACAAGAACTTCCTTCTTCATATCATGGAGAAGACCTCAGAATACACGAGCGGTAAGCAGGCATATATTCCCCTGCATGTTAGCCGCAACGAGGGTATTGGTGCTCGTGCCGAGGGCGGTACGCTTCCGACCTCGGGGCAGCAGGGTTATGACAATGCTGTGTACAACATGACGTATCAGTACGGTGCCATTAAGATTAGTGGCCCCTCTATCGCGGCATCACGCGAGAATGATGGTGCGTTTGCACAGGTGCTCGATGCTGAGGTTCAGGGTATGACCCGAGACCTTGCTAGGGATCAGAACCGTCAGGCTTTTAGCGGCAAGGCAGGCACGCTCTGCACTGTTGATATTGCCCCTGACGACACCGTTGATAGTGTTACGACTACCGTTAACCAGTTTGCTACTCTTGACGGTAGATTCCTGCAGAAGGGTCGTCGACTGCAGTTCCACAATCCGTCTGGCCTTGCGGCTCGTAACTCCACCGCTCTTGTTATTAGCTCGGTGGCCCGTGTTCAGGGTGCCTCGGGTGCGACATACTGGCGTGTTACTTGCACTGCGAGCGTTGACGCACAGTCCGTTGCGGCTGATGACCTTGTTGTTCGCTTCGGCAACCAGGGTTTCGAAACCTGGGGCCTTGAGGATATGGTCAATGCCGACAATCCTGACAATATTGGCAGTGTCTATGTCGGCGGAATCAATCGTGACACCTCTGGTTTTGAATTTTGGCAGTCTAACGAGATTGACCACAATAACGCCGCCTTTGGAGATAGCCTCTTCCGTGATATGATCGACACCGTTGACAAGGAGGGTGATGGCGAACTCGATGTCTTTATGACTACCTTCGAGATCTACAACGCATACGCCAACAGTCTGCTTGTCGATCGTCGATTCAACACGTCGGGTACTCGCTTCGAGAGGATGGACGGTGCCTGGGATATGCTCGATTACTCGGGTATTCCCGTTGTGAAGGATCGCGATTGCCAGCCCAACCACATTTGGGGTCTGGATACCAGCAGGCTCAAGATGCTCCATATGAGCGATTGGGACTGGATGGATCGTGATGGTTCTGTTCTTACGCGTTCCTCCAACGAGGATGCGTACGAAGCGACCATCTTTAAGTACTGCGAGGGTGCGATTACCGATCCGAAGGATTGCATCGTTGCCAAGAACGTCGGTGCCGCTAACGCTGCGTAAGGAATTAGTATGCCTATTGTTACTGACCAGATGGGCTTAGCTACTCGACGCAGGATCGAGTCGTCGGGTGCCGTCGTGATTGATAAGAGTGATCCTGATGGGTCGGCTGGGACGCTACTTCAGCACGTGTTTTCAACAGCCTCTTCCAAGGGTAAACTTAAGAAGGTTACGGTTGTTGTCGTTGAGGGCTTTGCCACTAACGATATCGCTCTTGATCTTGGGTATCTTGTAAGCAACGGTACCGTTACAGCGGATCCTGATGCTTATACGGCTACGCCGCTTGCCTTGATCGCTGCGGATCGTGCATATGACAATCTTGGCAATCCGCTGGCCGCTGGTGACTTTGATGCAGTGGCCGAGCTCGATGCTGGTTATCGCTATGAGTTTGACTTTGACCAGGAAATTCCTCCCTTTACAGAGGTAACAATGTCCCACCCGGTTTCCGCCGGTGCGGGTACCTACGTTGTCTTTGTTGAATGGGAAGCTTTCGAGGACTCTCCCGTAAAGGTATAATGATGAATCGCTGCCGCCATAGATCAATATGCCTCAGACGAGATATACCGGATGGAAGCAAGCCTTTCACGGGGCTTGCCTCCGTTAGTAAAACTCTGAAGCAACGCATTCTGGACATTGATCGTAACCTTGAACTTCATGCCTTTCATCCCGTTGGAAAGAAGCCTTACGTCGTCATGTTTATGGCGAAAAAGGAGTCTGTTTTAAGGCCAACGGATAGGCTGGTGGAGCAGTTTGAGCTGTATAAGGATGCGGTTCCTGCATTACCAGGAGACTGGTTGATTGATTGCCTCAATGAATGCGACATGTGGAAGAGACTTAAAACGCCTGAAAAGGCTACAAAGAAACAGGTTGAACTTTACAGCCAAGCCGATCAACGCAGGGCTGAAAAGTATCAAAAACAAATAACAGAGGCAAGCCAGTATACCGCGAGACAAGTTTCAAGGTATGTTGGCAGGGGCAGGAAACACTTTACCCTTGGCGAATAAAGAGTACACTTCAGCGGTAGCAGAAATTGTTCGCGTAATCGTTGCCAACGGTACGGACAGTAATGCTACCACTGCCGGCTCAGTTCGTCGTGGAGAAAAGTATCCTGAGGATATTATCATTGTATCCAAGCAGATTGATTGGTCAACCCTAAGACCTCTGCTTGCTCAAAATGATAAGATTAGAATGGTTGCCTATAGTACTCTTGAAGATGATGAAGAGTATAGGGCGACCATCACTTATACATACAACACTCACGAGTATACCTGCCTCATCATCGTGGCGGATGATACCACTGAACAATTTCCAAACCTAGTATGGTGGTATACGGGTTCACCGGCTGAAATCAGAAGGTTGCAGGATCTTGCAGCAACGCAGGATTATTTTTCGCTGAATAAGGAAGGGCTTAAGTCAGATTCAGAAACAGTAGCGGCCTACGGGGAGGACAGTATTTATACTGAACTTGGGGAAACAACTCCAGACCCCTCACAGAGGTAATCATGACTGAGCTTGCATTAACCCTACAAGTTTCGGCTGACGATGCTGAAGAGATCTCTGATTTTGTAAATCCTACATATAATTATACTCTCACCACAAATAACACCTCAAACATCCAGCTTGATTTTGGACCCGGTAATGGTGAGGATGTATACTATGGAGGGGCAAGATTTTCTAATGTCACCATACCCTCGGGATCCATCATATCCTCTGCGGTATTGAACGTGTCTCTCTTGGACCTTTGGGACGATGGCGGGGGTGGTTATGAATACTTTCTAAGGGTTCATGGGCACAAGGTGGCCAACGCAGGTGTATTTTCCACGAATGATGGTCCCGCTTCTCGCTCCCCACTTACAGCAGCTACCAAGGTGGTGACTGATGTCATTGAGTCCTCCAGCGTAGAACTCAATATCGACGTTAGGGATATTGTTCGTGAAATTGTGGGACAAGAAAGTTGGGCTTCGGGAAACGGTATGAGCTTCAGACTTGCTGACGAGGGGAATAGGGGTTCACCTCGCCCTCTCAAGGTTGGAAGCTTTGATTCTGCGACTAAAAACATGACACTTACCATAAACCATTTTGTGCCAGAGGCTCCAGACAATACTTGGTGGCGTCATAAGCTTACGGAGAGTGCGTAATGGATCTTGAAGTAACAGGCACCATTACTCCAACAGGAGCTCTTGGAAGGTATGCTCCAAGAGCTGATATCAATGGTAAGTCTGCATGGGAACACGTCGAAGGTGGTTGGTTCATTGCTCATTTAGCTGCCAATATTTACACTATCAGCAATAATGTGTCGCCAGCGGCAGCATCAGTGCGGTGGAATGAAGAGGACGGGCTAGATGATGACGTGCCTGCCTTGGGAGCGTATGAAGCTAGCACAGGTGCAACGGGCACAGCAACGGTATCAGAATACGTTGAACCGAGTGAGGGTACCCCTCTAGGTTCTTACTGGAAACATAGATTAACGGAGAGCCAATAATGCCTTTTCAAGATAGACGTGGTTGGACAGAAGCCCCTGGACCCTCTGATGGGGATATAAGTGCTTCTGGCGGCGTTAAGATAATTGATGGCAAAGCAAATCGAAGAACTCTTGTAAGACGGATTCGTGGTACCGCAGGTGGTGCCTGGGATCTTGTGGCTTCAGACGGCACTAACACACTGGTGCTTGAATCCGTACCCTCGGGTACAGTGGATATTCCTGGACTGGAACTCGTTGCTCCCCGCGGTTGGGACATCTACGCGGATGGCAATTCCAACAGTGTTGATGATGCTGAAATCAAGGTTCAGTACGGCTACGAAGCAAACATTGATCAGGGTGAGACAAGCGTTCCCGAGGATTAATAGTGACAACCCCCACACAGTTTGAGTTAAAGAAGAACGGCAGACTCCATATTACATGGGCAAGTGGCACTCTTGTCGCCGCTGATGTCGATAGAATTAACGATCGCCTGCCTATGCAGTTTGGGTTTATATCCGCTGTAAGGGGTCCCTGGGAGCCTGACTCAGATCACTCTCTCATCAAGATTCTTGGTACTCGTGGTGCTGTAGAACAGGCTTCAAGTCCACCAATTTCATCCCATGAAATCAGTAACGTGTGGGCACCAGATGAAAACAATGGCTGCAAGTGGACTACACCTGTAGTAACTGCTCCCTCAGGGAGGTCGGGCATATGTACTTTTTCTGGTACGGGCCCTTCTAGTACTACTACGGGTGATGGCACGGCTGTAACCTTTGTGGATAATTACACGGGTGAAACCACTGATATTCAGCTTGAGGATGTCCCCTCTGGAGCCGATGCTCAGCCGGCAATCTACTACGATATAGACCAGATTAGGTTTAAGTTCTCAGGCGAGCGTGCTTGTAGACTTGCTCCAGGGGCCAACTGGTCCGACATTGAAATTACCATCAATGGACAGTCTACAAACGCAACAGCATCCAGTGAAATAATCAACGGCAATCAGGTATTTCTTGCCCCTGATTTTACGCAGGTAACACCTAACAGCTTCACCCCCGGCGACACAGTACTTGTAGATTACCCCGCTGGAACCTTTGAGATAGCAGAAGCCGTACAAGAAACGCCTTCAGACTGGTCCACACACCCCAGATATGATTGTGATGACGCTACCTTTATAACCGTTCTTGAAGGCAATGCTACTATTGCTAAGCCTGAATTGCTTGCGTTTGAGTTCATCAACCCCACAACGATAAGGCTGTTTTGGGATGTTGATGTTGTTGTTGTGAACGGCGGCTCAGGGTGGAATATAACTTGGAATAGAGATGAAAATGTAGAGGATGAATTTGGTACTCCCCTATTCAACTATGACTCTCAGCCTTCAGCAAAGGTTACAAACTTTAGGCTAAGTTCTGGTGCCGTATACGAGGGTGAAGAAGTTACCATAGGGTTTATTCTTGCTGATCGTGTTAGGAATGCTGCGGCGCCCAATGATTCCGCAGCGGGGAATGAACTTGTAGTCCCCAATGCTCTTGAATCAATAACCGTCGGTTCCCAAGAGGGAGCAGCATCCCCCGCCCCCGTTCTTTTGGGAGCGACTGTTCTTGCTGATGGAGAACGGTTGAGCCTTTCGTTTGACATTGCTGTGTCCTATGTTGGTGGAAACATAGCGATCACCAACGAATACTTTACTGAGGCCAATCAAAACCTCACATTCTCGGGTACGTTTGTTGATCCTGGAACGGATAAACAACCCATCTTCGACATTAACCCGATGAATCCAGTAAGAAACTACGATACAGTAACCGCAGATATTCCAGCGGGATTGTTTGAGAATAAGTTTCCCGTCACTGAGGATCATGTAGTCTACAATGGCAGGGCAGTAACCAACAACTCAGATATTCCTTTTCCCAACCCTGAGGTGCTGGATTCTAACATTCCTGCTTCAGGGGATCGCATTGAGATTATCTTTGATCGTGCTGTGTCAGTACCCACTGATGTCGAAGGCCTTAACATTGAGCAAGCACTCATTGATAATATAACGGTTATCGCCACCGATATAAGTGCTGGAACCCCCGACAGAACCTTCACTGTCGATGATACTCTCGATATTGATTCTGACACTGATACCATTACTAATGATACTCTTGTTGTTCGCCTTACTGGTGGCGGCTTGATTTTTGGTGTGGATACCCCTAGTGCAGGTGATGGTGATGATGTTGTATTTCATTCCAACGGGGTGTCGGGATGGGCGGTTTCAGCCGCTTCAGCGGGCCCTGACCTTGCGGACGCCCTAGCCTTTGTCGATGCCATTGAAGCAGAATCCCCTGAGGTTGTGGACAATGAATCCACTGTAGATGAGCCAGCGGCGGATGTTACGCCGACAATCGTTGAGGCCGAAGTATATGATGTTGGTGCGGATCAGTTTCTTCGGATACGTTGGGATGATGGATCAGCCACTCCAATCACGGTACAGCGATCCTCTGCAAAGCCCACGATTAGCGGTTCCGTAACGGGAGGCATAAGTCTTGAAGATGGTGTTATCCAAGACGGTGCGGGTTCCGGGGATGAGATTGCCTATCAGGTTATCGGGGATAAGTTAAAGCGTGAATCCGATGGCGAAATAGTTACTCTTAGCATCCCAGCGTCTGTGGTTACGAGCTCAACAACGGGCACACCTAACGCTGAGTCAGGCCCTTACGTAAGTAACGTGGATTCCGAGTTAACAAACAACTCTACCATTGGTGTACCACAACCATCTGAACTCCCTCCCACAATTCAGCAGATTTACATCCACACCGACGGTAGAACAGTGGGTGTGTACTATGATGTTGATATATCTGCTGGGCCAGCAACATCAGGATCAGGGTATGCTACCCAGCGTGAGGATATTGTACTCACCCGTAAACAGGTTACACCCACGCAGCAGACACTACTGTTGATGCAATCGGATAAGACCATCTTTAGGGGTGAAACGGTACTGATTGATCTTGTGGCCGGGTTAGTTGTAAACCCTGTCAACAATCTGACTAACACTGTGGCAACAGCTGTTGAGGCCGAAAACAATAGCTTGGTCCCAGTACCCGCTCCGCCTATAATTGATAGTGCAGTCTTGAATGATCCCGGTACTGTACTTACGATAAACTTTGACAAGGCAGTTGTTGCTGGCTCAGGATCAGCCTATGCAGATGCCAAAGTATCTGGAAGACATACGGTCAGAATAACCAGCATTAACGATAATTCTGTTACCGCGGAAGTAGTTGGTAAGGTTTTTGAGGAGGATACAGAGGTTACTCTGGTACTCGAACAGGACTTTGTACTGGATTCATTGTTTGAAGCCACGGGCAATATTAGCCAAACCTTTGATGTTAACGTGTCAGCCCGTACATCCGCGGCACCCGACCTTCCTGATAATGCACAGGGGCTTAACCCATGAACCGAACTGAGTTACGAGCATTGTTTCGGTCCCTGATTGACGATCAGGGAATCAACGAGAATATCTTTAGCGATCCCCGATCAAATATCTTCCTCTATGAGGGGGCTCTTCGCGTCCAGGATATGATTGAGAACCTCGACGAGGGGTATCTTCTTAGCGAGATGTCTTTCATCGTGGGTGGGGATGCTGTATCCATCGGCACTATAGATAACCTCAATAGGGTGATTAGTGTCACCATTACGGGTGACAGCCAGAACCGAGAAATTGAACCAATTAACATTGGTGAGTTTGCTCGGTACAGATACTTGTATGGCGAAAACAATTGCCGTAACAGACCCGCGTATGCTGTTAAGAATAACGAACTTAAATACTACGCACCCTACGGTGAGCAGCATACTGTCAATGTGGTATATACGCAGACACTGGCGGACCTTGAGGATGACACTGAAAGCTGGAGCCTCCCATCGCAGGCCCACAGGCTTATCGCTTATGAGGCCGCATTGATCGGGGTTGTATCCGAGGATGGTGATTTTCGAGGATTAGAACGTTTAGTGAGTGACCGTAGAATGTCGGTTACTAAGCTTCTTGAGAATCGTGCGGGTAACAAGCCTGACTACATTGAGTATGCGGGTGACTAATGCCAAACCCAAGAGTATTTCGTGGCGATTTTGTGGGGCTTCAGCTTGAGGATAGCTCGTACGCTTCACGACCGTCGGAGGCAACCGAAGCCGTAAACTGTTATGTTAAGGCTGGCAATGTCGTCATCCGTCCGGGTAGGAGGGAATTGGCGGAGAATCAAGGAACGGCAACACAGGGGTTGGGTGTAGCAAACTATATTCCTCCTGATCAGAGTATTCGTTCCGTAGTGTTTGTAACCACAGTAGGGGTCTTTCAAAGGCAGAAGTAATGGCAGATATTCTCAACATTACATTCAATACCGATGCTGATGAGCGTCTTGCCAACACGGTTTCTATGGGTACCGATGTTGGCAATAATGCTGGTCGCGTTGCTATTGATCCCTCTGAGTTTTACGACGGGGATGCCTGCGGACTGTTTGATGGAGAGGTTAACACCTTTCTTGAGGCTGATGATGTTTCTGGGTTTGACTTTGGCAACGGTGATACCGTGTATTTTCGTGCCAAAATTCAGGCGGTAAAAGAGGGTGAATATGCAGTGTGCAGTAGGCGAGAGTCCGCTACTGATCGCTGGCACATACTCATCAATCTTGAAACTTCAACACTCACTTTTTACGTTGAAACCACCGACACCGTTCGCCATAATATTAGTTATGACTTCAGTGGTGATGTTACCCTTGAGTTGGGTAAGTGGTTTATTTATGAGATGTCCTGTAATTCCAGCGGTAAGGTAAGACACTGGATTAATGGGGTACTCCTTACGGATTCTACCTATGCGGGTGCCGTGGCTCCCAACGCTCCCCTACGCCTGGGGTATGCAAACACAGGCGATGCAACCCCCAATGAGGTCGGGTTTGAGCGTTACATGGATAGCGTCCTCTGGTCAGACACTATTCCCGCGGGCTACGATGCTGACGCAGATGTGGATATGATAGTCTGGACGGGAGAGGTTAATGAGCTTATAGAGTTTACTTCTCCCATCACACCCCAGCCTATTATCAACGACCCCTCGGCTTTTCCAAACAACATAGCAGACTTTACGAAGGGAAACAATCAGCTTTACATTGCCGGTATCAAACCCATGCTTAAGGTTCAGGGCACTGAGATAAATGAAGTTGGCCTTACCGCTCCGGGTACCGTCACCTTTGACGGTGCAAATGCTGGCTCAGACTTTGACTACGTTGTAACCTGGCTTGACGGTGATTTAAATGAGTCTCCATCCTCCCCCGTATCAGCTACCCGAGGAAGTTCAACTAATACCGTTGAGCAGCCAGACTCAGTCACCGTACCAGACAATGCGGTATACTGGAGGGTATATCGACGGAATGTCGCCGGCGGGCAGTCTCGTCACTATCTTGTTAGTGATGATATTGCTATCGGCACGGACACGTTTGACGATACTGGCGGCGATGAAAACCTGTTTACTCTGGCTCCTCGCCTCAGTATTATTGTTCCTCCTGTGGCTAACCATGTGGAGTTTAGTGGCAATAGGATGTTCTATGGGAACGTAGAGCTTGAGAACGGGGACAAGTATCCCACTCGAGTGTATTACAGTGGGGTTAATGAACTTGAACAGGTGGGCGTAAATAGTTGGTTCTACGTCGGTCAGGCAGGGGATGATGACTACATAACGGGAATGAAATCCCATAATGGCATTCTCGTTATCTTCAAGGAAAAGTCAATTTGGCTTGCCATTGGTGACCCGTCAGACCCCGAGTTTCAAATCATACCCCTCACTCAGAGTGTTGGCTGTGTGGCTCATCAGACAATTGTTGAGGTTGATGGCTACCTGCTTTGGCTCAGTGACGAAGCGGTACATGCGTGGAACTCGGAACGAGCTCCACACAACATATCAATGGCAATTGAGCCACTGTTTGAGAATATGCCCGATCTTCGCAAGGCGTATGCTACCGCGGGTTCCGATGAAGAGATTGGCTTGTACTTGCTAAGCCTATCCCTTGAAAGTGAGACTGAGAATGATACCGTACTGTGTTACAATTACCGTGAAAGCCTCAAGCAGAATCTTGACGATCCCAATGCTGTGCACAGATGGACCACTTGGGATGTTTCAGTCGATTCTCTAACCAGAGGTTATGTCGGTACCGGGAGAAATCCACGAGCCATCTTTGTGGATAAGAACGGTAAGCTTGGTATCTTTGAGCGGGGGCTGGATCTTAATGCGGGTATAGACTTTAGGTGGACTACCACGAGATTCAACCCCTTTGTAGTGGGCTCACCAATGAAGATACACTATGCCACTGCATTTATGGACTTAATTGGTAGCGGCCTTCGATACCTAAACTTTGGCTTTGAGATTGATGAGTTTGGGGTGATCAAATCCAATTTCAGAAACCCCACAAGAAACAATCACAAGATACGTGTCGGCTCAAGAGCGGACTACATTGCCCTTCAAATTGAGGGCTTTGACATAAGAAACGAGTTTAAGCTCTATGGTTTCAGCGTACAAGGAAGCGGGGTTGGTCGTAGATGAGAAGATTTAGACAAACAAATCCTCGAGTTGATGAAGAGTTCAACGACGTTGATCGTAGACTTACTGAACTTCGAGGGGGCTTACTGCCTGTCGGAACCATGGTCTTATGGTCCGGAGCCTTAGCCCCCTCTGGTTGGTTGCTGTGTGACGGATCATCATATGCTGTGCAAACATATCCTGATCTTGCCACAACGATTGAAGCCCGAGGGGGTACACCCTCTCCGGATAACGAGAATACCTTTAAGGTTCCCACACTGAATGAGACAAGTGGAGAAAGCACGGTGTTCAATTACATAATTAAGGCGGTGCCGTAATGCAGCTTAACCCAAATGACTACCATCCTGGCGTAGTCAACCGTGCCACAAACCACCCAAACAGAAGTGTTAGAGCCCTCTACCAAGCAAGATTTGGTACGGGTGGCGGTGTTGGTCAGCGACTTAGCAGCCGAGGAAATGTCGGTACCGTCGGCGGTGAGGATTACGGTGCAAACGTAAGATCACTTCTCCAGCGTCAGCTTGAGGATACTGAGCGTATTCGCGAACAGCAACTTGCTGATCGAGATGCCGCTCTTGGCCTGCTTCAGGGTCAACACGGTAGACGTTCTCCTGATTATGAAACCGTGGTTGAAGGGCTCAAGGCTGATCCGTCGGATACACCCTTTGGCAGAGAGCTGAGATCCTCGCTTACCGATACGCTTCAAAACCCTGATGTGTATACCGAGCAGCAGATTGAGGACTACAAGACTCGATCCTTCGATCAAATTTCTCGGTCTGTCGATGATGCCATGCGAGATGCTAACGTCC